AGGCAATCATGATGTATTCCATAAGAATACTAATGATCTTACATCCCTTAAAGAACTATTAGGATATTATACTGCTAACGTTAATATTGTTACTAAACCCACATGTATCAATTACGATGGTTTAGATGTGCATTTAATTCCATGGATCAATAAAGAAAACTATAATGAATATACGAATTACATAAAAAATAATGATGGTATACTTATGGCCCATTTAGAATTGAAAGGATTTAAGGTCCTAAAGAATTTTGAACAGAAACATGGTATGTCAGCAACGTTATTTGATCATTATGATATGGTGTTATCTGGCCATTATCATACTAAATCTAGTAATAAGATTGTTAGATATTTAGGATCACAAATGGAATTTACATGGAATGATGCTCATGAAGAGAAGCATTTCCATATTTTAGATACAGAAACAAAAGAAGTAACTCCGGTACTTAACCCATTGACCTTATTTAGAAAGGTATATTATGATGATGGACCAACCAGTAAGACTGACTATAACACTTTAGATATATCTAATTTGGATTATAAGTTTGTTAAGGTTATTGTTGAGAACAAAACTAATCCGTTTTTATTTGACAAATTCGTAGATCGAATTGCAGATTTAAACACACACGAACTGAAAATAATAGAAAACTTCCAGGAGTTTTTAGGTGAAAACGTAACTACATCTTTAGAGGATGTGGAGAATACCCAAGAATTAATGGATAACTATATTGATTCAGTGACAACAGATCTCGACAGAGATAAACTTAAAACATTAATGAATTCATTATATAATGAAGCAATAGACGAGGAAATACAATGAGTTATAAAACTAAAACTAATTATCTATTAGAAACCTTTACAATATTAGCACTAGCAGCTATATTTGTATTTAGCTATCCAAAGACGGCAGAGGCATCACACCACGAACGTCACCCAGCAAGTACCCATCACTTCAATATTGAAGATGCAATGAATAATAAGGAGATTGTATTAATGGCTATTGGCACAGCGGTGTATTATCGTGAGTACTGTGCAGGCCTAACTAATATTGGTATGTCATATCTTGATAAAGCAATTGCTCAACACAAGATAAATGTATATACAATGTCTAAAGAAGCACAATATAAAGTTGGCTATAAACTAGCAGAGAGTTACCCAACATGTGGCAAGCTTAGATTTGCAATTTCAGATGCAGGTCTTGGAGCTATGATCCGTTGATTAAATTTAAATTTGTGTCATGGCAGAATTTTCTATCTGCTGGTAATAATGAAATTCGAATTGACTTAGATAGATCTAAATCAACTCTAATTGTAGGACACAACGGAGCTGGAAAATCTACGTTATTAGATGCTCTTTCCTTTGGGCTATTTGGCAAACCTCATAGATCAATTAAAAAGAATCAGTTAATAAATTCTGTTAACATGAAAGGTGCAAAGGTAACGATTGAATTCGAAACTGCAGGTCATACCTTTTTGATTATACGTACCATTAAACCTAATGACTTTAAAATTTGGCAAGATGGTAAATTTATAGATCAAACAGCATCAGCCAGGGATTACCAGAAATTCTTAGAACAGAATATTCTTAAGCTTAATCATAAGTCATTCCATCAAATCGTGGTACTTGGATCATCGTCATTTGTACCATTTATGCAATTACCAGCACACCACAGACGTGAAGTGATTGAAGATTTATTAGATGTATCGATATTCGGTAAAATGAAAAATATCCTTAAAGATAGAACTACAGAAACTAAATCTAACTTAAAGAAATACAAAGGATTAATTGATACTGAAAAGGGTAAAATACAATATCAAAAGAAGTATATTGATAAAATGGAAGCTTTAAACGAAGCAGCAGATGCTGACGTTGAAGAAACTAATAAAGGTATAGATCAAAAAATAGATAAATTGACTACAAAGGGTATTAGCCTTATGGAAGATCTAGGTAAGTATCCACAAGAGATTCATATGGATTTGACATCTTTATTAATTGATAAAGACGAATTAGTTGCCAAATTAGCTGATATCAAATGTACAATTGAGAATGCCACAGAAGAACATCTATTCTATATGAATAATGATTCGTGTCCTACATGCTCACAAGATATCACACAAGCTCTTAAAGATACTAGAGTTACTACATTAAAAGAAGCGGCTAAATCTATATTAAAAACTAGAGAAGAAGTCATTAGTGACATGGGTGAAAACACAGATCTTATAGCAGATATGCAGAATACATTAAAAGAAATTAGTAATACCAGTAATGAAATGCAACGTACCCAAGCATTAATTGAACAGTTGAAAACATCTAAGTTAGTTAAAAAGGATAAGGTAGATCTAACGAAATCATATGAAGAACTAAAGACATTAATAACGGCTATGGATGAACTTAGAGATGAGTTAGATTTATTATCAGAAAGATTACTATATAATGATACTGCTACTGCCATGTTAAAAGACACAGGTATACGTACTAAAGTCGTTAGAGAATATCTACCAGCAATGAACATGTTAATTAATAACTATCTGCAAACCCTAGACTTCTTTGTATCATTTAACCTTGATGAGAACTTTAACGAAACAATTAGAAGTAGACACAGAGATACATTCGTCTATGCTAACTTCTCAGAAGGTGAAAAGCAACGTATTGATTTGTCATTGTTATTTGCATGGAGACAGATTGCTAAGATGAAGAATTCTACAAATACCAATTTGTTATTACTTGATGAGACCTTTGATTCATCATTAGATACTGATGGTGTAGATAATCTTATGAAGATACTATATAGTTTAGATGATAACACAAATACATTTGTCATATCGCATAAGCCAGACCTGTTAGAATCAAAGTTAAAATCTAAAATCGAATTCAAAAAAATAAACAACTTCTCTATGATAGCGTAATAGACACACTATCTGTGTGAAAAGTAACCACATAAGTGCTACGTTTCATGATATAATATACATATAAACAATTGAAAAGGACATTAGATTATGAATTTTAACTCTCAAGAATATTTAGCTAAGTTACTTGCTAAAGAAAATCTTACGGTTCAGCACGGTAATTATCAAACAGCATCATTTGATGTTGTTAATCGTGTGCTGAGACTACCATTATGGAAAGATCAAGGTAAAGACGTTTACGACCTTTTAGTTGGTCATGAAGTCGGCCATGCTCTTTATACTCCAGCAGACGGCTGGCACGACTCGGATAAAGAGATCCCAGGCGTTCCACGCTCATACATAAATATCATCGAAGATATTAGAATCGAAAAGATGATTCAAAGAACGTATCCAGGTATTGTTCGTGCATTTAAGAGTGGTTACAAGAAATTATTTGATAGCAACTTATTCGGTACTGATGATCGTGATATTAATAAAGCATCATTTATGGATCGAGTGAATGTTCACTCTAAAGGCCGTGGATATCTTCCTGTTGAGTTTACTCAAGTTGAGCAGTTATTTGTTGATATGGCTATGGCTGTTGAGACGTGGGATGATGTGCTTAACGCATGTCGTGAGATTAATGATTTTGTTAAGGCTAAAGAAGACTATGAAGATGAAGATAAGGAAGAGTGTAGCCAAGGCACGCCAAGTGAAGATGGTGTCGAAGAAGAAAATGAAACAGAGGGAATGTCTCAAGATGATTCAAGAGATGAAAGCGATGATTCAGGAAGTTCTGAAGGACAATCGGGATCGATAGGTGATGGCGAAGAAGCTGAGTCTGAGTCTGATACATTTACTGATGACGCTTTTCGTGAAAACCAAGAACAACTATTAGAGCAAGACGAAAATGGTCGTGCCCCACAATATTCTACTGGTATTTCAGACAACCGTTTAAAAGACATGCTTGTTCCATACGCAATGTTAAAAGAAGCGAGACTTGAAAATAGGTGGAAAGTTTCAGAGTGCTACAGTCACGCTGACAGTTATACTCAGTATGACGCATTAGTTAAAGAGGTTAAGCCAATAGTTAATTTAATGGCTAAAGACTTCGAACGTAAAAAAGCTGCGTGGGAATATTCTCGTTCTTCTGAAGCTAAAAAGGGTTCATTGAATGTCAATAAACTTCACCAATATCAATATTCTGAAGATATTTTCTTGACCGTTCAGCAACTTGCTCAAGCTAAGTCGCACGGTATTGTTATGTTAGTTGACTGGTCTGGCTCTATGCAAGATATTGCACTAGACACGATCAAACAAACTATCATGATCGGAATGTTTTGTAAGCGTGTAAATATTCCGTTTGAAGCTTATTCATATACTACAGGCAAGAATTTAGGTGCAACGTGTAGTGAGTTAGGTGATAACGAAATGGAAAACACGCACAATACTAAGATTGTTCAGGTTTTGTCATCGTCAATGAAAAAAGTTAACTTTGATGAAGCTGCCCGTCACTTATATG